ATCTAGTTCTTTTTGGTGGAGTTTCAAAATCCATCAAAAAAGTGACTATATATATTTTTTCATATAATTGTTCAAATGTTAAAATCGCACAACAAATTTTTATATTTACTATTAAACACTTTTTGCCATGAATAAAGAAAACATTAAACCTGGTCCTGACGTTGCATTAAAAGTATGTACCCATGCACAATGCAACGACGTGGAAAAGAACATATGTATTCCGTGCGCAATGACAGTAGAAGATTGGCGATTGTTAGAAACACTGCCAACAGAGGCAATAAGACTAATAAACGCACATGGATTACTTTCTTTTCTTGGGTTTACTGTAATAGAAGGAGAATTATTCCACGAAAGTGACTTTATGGACGAACCATTAGATGATGATGAACAATTGGAGGAAACCTAATTAAATAAGAAAAAACCTACAATGTATTTATTTTAATTTTGTATATTACTTCTAGCTGCTACATTCATCTCTTCCAAATTAAAAGTTTTTTCTGTTAATGTATCACCATCAACAGCAAACGTCTTTGTAATTCTCCTACCTAATTGATTTACATTCTCTCTAACTTCTAAACTAAACATCTCATACCAATCAATAGGCGCAGTAAATACTATAAATCTTAAATTAAGTTCTATATAACTACCCTTAACTGCGCCTGTAATACCATACCTATCAGTAATGTTTAGTAATAAATCAAATGAAGGCAAAGTGTCCTTACGAAAATCGTCAAATATTATTGCTTCTTCGCCCTCATAACCATCAAAATAAGCTACTTGTTTGCTTAATTTAGGGTAGACAAAAGCGTTTGGGTACCACTCTCTAGCTTTTCTGGACTTACCACATCCGGTTGGTCCGAACAACCAGAAGACCTGAGGAGGCTCAGTGCGCTTTGGAATGGTGACTTGGAGTAATCTGGTATAGCCTGTGCTATATTTGACGAATTGTGCCAAGTACGACCAGTCTTTGTCAGCCACGGCATCACGGGGTCGTTTCCCTCTGACAACTTGTTCTGCCCATTTCTCCAATTCATTTCGCTTGCCTTGGCTGGGGATGTCTCCAAATTCCTCAAAGTGGGGAACGCAATCCGGGTCGGCCGTATCCTCTTTCGAACAGTACGTCCTGTTTTGTTGCGGGGTGCCTTTCGCAATCGCAATTCTAGGAGAGCAATTCGTTGATCTTGCGATAATGAATTTGAGGCAGCCAATGCTCCGTTGGGCGTCAAAATAAACATACCCTTGAATATGCTTCCTATTACTTGTAGGACACCGCTCATAATTCCACACAATATAGCGGCTTTTGACGGCTTTACGATACTTATCTCTTGCTGTTCCGCAACTAAGGTCTCTGAGGTTTTGTTTAATGGTTTCATTGTAATTAAATACAGTAAAACAAAAACCACGAGCGCGGACATTATCCAACCTGGAAAAATCGGAGTCTCTATACATAAATCCGGTTGACTCCTCATCATCATCTTGCTGACTGTTTGATTGATCCAATAATTCATCAAGGTCATCAAGGAACTGTTGGTTGTCATCTTGCATAAAATTCAAAATTTTGGCGTAACCTTACGTCTGTATCTAAGTGAGCTAATGTTGTTAAAATCAAATAATATTTGAAAAAAAAATTCAACCACCGGAAGAGAATAAATTTGTTTATATATAAAAACCTTAGATATTTTTATAAAATTAACTTTAATTTAACAATTTTTCACCTCACCTCTCTCTTTTTTTTGTTAGCTCAGTGGACAACCAACAACAACGGAGCATATAAAATAATGTTCCAATGTTGTAACCATATATATGTTCTTATGTTGCTACAACATTGGACCATATACTACAACATGGGCGCACTAAAGTGCGCTTTGTACAGAAGTGGCCTAGGTAATATTCGGACGTAAAAGTCCGTGACTAGGCCACTTCTTCCATAAACTCAACCTGATTATGTATCTCGGGTGTTGATATACGCATACTCCAAGGTTGAGAAGTACCATGTATCCTAACCAATTTAGTAAGAGTTATAAGACGTTCATACACACCAAAATTATCATCATTATCATAATATAGCGTATGAACCAATATATACCTTTTTCTATCATCGTCAACATCAAGATATTCCCACATTAACCGAAATTTAGTTAATAAATCGGCTATATCGTGTGGTTCAAAAGAATAAAATTTTTTGCGTAAATATCTCCTGTTGTTTAACAAAGAAAAAATACGATCAAGTTGACGTAAAGTTGGCTGATTCATTTTTATAGTGATTATATTTTATATTAATAATAATTGTTCAAATGTACAATTCTACTTCAACCCCCCTACCCCCCAAGGGGGGATATAAAACAAAAAACATCCTCCTGCAGTAGCCATATGTTCGCGTTGGCCTGGTCGATGAATCGACTGGCCATAGGTGTTCTTATTGGGTACCTAATTACTATCTATTAAATATTTACCACCTGCTGGTGTAACGAATTCATCAGCTCCTGCTTTATCTAATGAATTGTAACGTCTAACTAAAAGAGACCATTTAATATCCTGTTCTGAAGTCCCACTATTACAAAAAACATCAATGGTAAATTTATTATCTTTACCAAATGCTGCCATAGTGGTTTCAAGATGATAAATAGCAACAATTCTATCAGGGTTAACATAATTATTATCCGCATCTTGACCTGCACCTGGATCAGAATCATCAGTTCCAAGATGACTTGATAAAATATCATCTTTTAACGTTACATTACCTTGAAGAGTAGTAGTTTGTAATCTTACTGCAGTAGCTGCACCAAGAGCCATATCGCCAAGAACAACTACTTCAAAAGGACCTGAAAAACCACCTGGTAATGTAACATCAATAGAGTTTTTATTCAAATTACTAAGATCAATACCTTGAAATTTACAACCAATAGAATTTGATACACCAGAAGCAGCTAATGCAATTACAGCATTTTGTGATGCACCTGTAGGACGTGTTTGGCGCATCAACACTTGATCTTGTTGAATTGCATTACCTAATTGAGCATACAATCTAGGTTTAGATAATTTAACAGTATATGAAACATATAACTCACCAATTACCTTATTAGATAATACAGCAGGAGTATTATCAACTGCAATTTGAAACAAACCCCAATCAAAATCATGTAATTCTTGGCTTGTACCACCAGTTCTAACAAACTTGTGAGCATCACCTTTAATTTTGCTTGGATCACATTCAATTCCATGCAAAATATCAGAATCTGATATTTTAGATACAGATGTACCATAACCTTGTAACATATCCTGTTTTGTACGTCTAGGATGATCACTAGGGTTATAATCAGTAAACATTAAAAGAGTACCTACTTGACCATCTGTAGTAGTCAAATTATCTCCAATACGTGTTTTGAAACAAAACATTAATTGCAACATTTCATACTCTTCATAATTAGCAGCAATTTGTGATAACCAAGGGAAACTGCTGGCTATACCTGGATTTAATGCTATACTATCATTTTTAAATGGTTCAAGAACAACAGGATCTGAACCTGATAAATCCCATGGTACACCATATATATCTTTAACATATTCTGAATGTTGAATTGTTAAAGATCCTGTTTCATCACTTTGTGTACTAAAACTTGGTACGCTTAAACCGCCCCCAGCTACGAGATTGTTTGATTCTGGGGCTGAATCGTTTAAATCGTACTCACCTTGGCCTGATATAACATTTTCTGCCATGCCAAGTGCTCTTCTACCTAACTTTTTACCTAAAGCACCTAACGGTGTTTGCCCAGCCATTGTTCTATGCATCTGTCTGCGCATCATACGCTTAAAATAGTTACCCTGACCTGAAAAACTGTTACCAAGGTACATACCCTTGCCTTTCATATACATTTTTACAGGTTTGTATGAAGAACGCCTACGTTTGTAAGCACCTCTACCCATATAACTATCAGTTAAACGATTCTCACGTTGTTGTGCGTTTGATAATCCCCAACTAGGACCGTATCTATCAAACGTATCTTTATCACGTATAACTGCTCTGTAACCAAAATACTTGCTAGGGTACTTTGGCTTTCTCATTAGCATATAATTATTATATGTATTACTCATTCTTTGTTGTGGTTCTATTACAGTTTCGTCGTCTGAAAACTGTGATGTATCTAATATAGTATGTGGATTATATCTAGTTCTTTTTGGTGGAGTTTCAAAATCCATCAAAAAAGTGACTATATATATTTTTTCATATAATTGTTCAAATGTTAAAATCGCACAACAAATTTTTATATTTACTATTAAACACTTTT